CCGCATGTATTCAGACGGCTCCGCATCTGCACAGGCTGCGGCAGCCAGCGGCGGGCTGATCGGCGTGGTGTCATCAGCCTCGCTGGGCGATTCCAGCGTATCATACGATACCCGCGCCCTCGTCGCCGCAACTGAAAAATGGGGGGCTTGGAACTCGACAACGTACGGTCAGGTTCTTGTAACTGAGGCTCGCCTTATATCGATGGGCGGGGCCTATATCATTTAGGGAGGCGCCGCCATGCCAACAAACCCGCTAAATCTCTGGTACACCGACATTGCAACAATCATCCGGACAGAAAGTTTAAAAGAGGGAAATATCACAAAGCAAGGGCGCACCATTCCGGTTGCTTCAGATGTCCCCTGCCGCATATACCGCAATTCAAACCCGCCAACTGTTATGAAAGACACAGCGGCGCAGGTTGAACCGTCTGACATGCTTGCATGCGACATCGGCGTAGATATAAAGGCAGGAGACGAAATTATTGTAAACCGTGGCGGCGCGCTTGGATATGGCGGTAAGCCGGTGCGGTATTTCGCGGGCGAGCCTACGCCATATTACGAGCCTTTTGGCGGGGTAGTGCCAAACCTTGCACACCAGCAAATACCGCTTACAGGCGAAAAGAGGAATACAGTTTAACGGAGGTGCTATCTTATGGGTTTTGGTCACGCCATACAGCAGCGCATGGACGAGCTGCGCAAAAGGGGCGCGGACGTCCCTAAAATCATTATGAAGGCTCAGGAAACGGCGACATTGCATGCCGTTCAGAAAGCTGTGGATATGACATCTTCCACTGTTGGAAACTCAAAACAGGAACTAAGCGGCACAAACACCCGCAACAGCGGTATGAAAGGATCATGGGAAACGGATAGTGTCACAAAACCCAAAGTAGAAGCCGGCAAGTACACGACAATACTTGCGAACAACAAACAATACGCATCGTATGTAAATGACGGACACAGGATGGATATGCATTTTGTTCCCGGGCTCATTATAAACCCTCACAGTGGCTTGCTTGAAAAAGTACCGCGTGAATACGGCGGCATAATGGTAGGTACAAAAACCAAGTTTGTGAAGGGCCTGTATATGCGTCAAACTGCTGAAACGACATACCGCCGCGTTTTGGAAGAGGAGCTTGACAAAAACGTAAAGGAGTTGTTGCTGTGAAACCGGAAATCAGCCTTGAGCTTATATCACAAGCGCTGGGCGGCGTCCTCTCTGCCGAGTTCCCAGAATCCACAGTCTACGACAACCCGAACCAGCAGAACACTTCGCTCCCGGCATTTTTCATAAATTTTATGCCCGGGTCTGGGATCGCGAAGCAAATAGGCAACCGATATATGAGGACGCTGCGCATCGATTTGGTCTATCTTGAAGATTACAACCTCCCCGACCTGTACGACAGGTACAAACACGCAGCGGAACTGCTCGACGAAAAATTGGAGCTAATTAAGTACAACTGCAGCTATGAGGACCCGGACACAGGAGGACTGGTTGAACTTCAATGCCTACTACGCACTTTTGACCGTCAGTGGAGGGTCGAGCTCTCGGCGTTGCATTATGAATTCCGCATGGAACTCCGCGTGTCAATCAAGTTACCGCAGATACCAAAGATGGAAGTTATAGAGGAATTGTCAGAAAAAATCAAATAAAGGAGGCCGACTCATGGCTAATGATACTAATAAGCCGCCCGATGGCGCTACAGTAGAGGGCATTAGTCCCAAAGCGCACAAAGCGCCGACGGTTTTCAGCAGAGAAGAACTGGTACATAGCAATAAGTTTTCTCAGTACCACCCGGATATGCTTCGCGCACTGCTCCCCAAAGAGAATTACACGATGGCTGATGCTGAGCGGATTGTGGATGGCTATTTCAGCAAAGGAGGTAAATAGATATGGCTGGAGGCAGATGGGACGCTCAAAACAAAGAGCTTCCCGGCGTATATATCAACTTTAAATCAACACCGGGGCTATTAGCCATGATTGGCAGCCGCGGTGTTGTCGCAATCCCCATGTTGCTTAGCTGGGGCGATATTGGGGACATAATCACAATCGTTTCAATCGAGGATGTTATCACTAAGCTCGGGTATGACATTACAGACCCGAGAATGCTGTTTATACGGCAACTGCTCCGGGGGACAACGCTCACGCAGGGCGCGTCGCAAATTCATGTATACCGTTTACCGACAACCGGGGCGGTAGCAGCTAACGCCACATTAGGGCCTTTGACCGCTACAGCCGCGTGCAAGGGCGAACGCGGAAACGATATCAGCATTGTAGTCAACGCGCACCCTGATTCAGAGTACGATGTAGATTCATATGCTGTGCTCACAGTTGAGACTATTGTTGACGGCATGGTCATGGACAGCCAGACGGTCGGCACCTTTACGGACAGCACCGACTACGAAGTTGGCAAAGTCGGCGACCTGGCGAACAACAACTGGGTCGTATTCAGCGGCAGCGCCACAAGCGAACTCGAACCCTCGGCCGGCGCACCCCTCAGCGGGGGAGTGGACGGCACAATTGCCGCGACAGCGTATTCTTCGTTCTTGACCACAATCGAACAGGTTCCGTTCAATGTTGTCGTATACGACGGTTCCGACCCAATAATTCAATCGAGCTTTGCATTGTTTGTGCAGCGGCTAAGTTATAACACCGGGCGCTACTGTCAGGCAGTTATGGCCAAATACCCGAACGCCGACAACGAAACCGCTATCAGCGTGAAGAACGGCATTACCCTTAACGAAGGAACCGTTCTGACCGCGAATCAGGCGACATGGTGGGTCGGTGGATCGACTGCCGGGGCGAGCTACAACGAGTCGCTGACATACGGCGTGCATCCGGACGCGGTCGACGTCGAGCTTGTTGATTTGACCGAAGCCAAACGCGAGGGCAGCTTTACATTCTTCAAGGAATACGGGGCGATCAAAGTCCTCTCAGATATCAATACATTTACAGGCTATACCCCGGAGAAGGGCAAATCATTCAGCAAAAACCGCGTTATCCGCGTCCTGTTCGCTATCGCGAATGATATCTACCGAGCCTTTTCGCTGTATTACATCGGGAAGCTGGACAACGACGCGGAGGGGCGCAATCTGCTTAAGGCTGAGATCGTCGGCTATATAAACCAGCTTCAAGGCAACAGGGCGGTGCAGAATTTCAGCAAGGACGACGTTGAGGTGCTTCCCGGCATTGATGTTGACGCGGTTGTCATCAATGTGGCGGTTCAGCCTGTTGACGCTGTCGAAAAAATCTACATGACCGTCACAGTGTCTTAGGAATGGAGGGATAATATATGTCGTTTCTTTTAGAGCGCGACGCGCTTAACGGCAAAGAGGGAAAGGCGTTCGCGAACATCGGAGGGAGGAACGTCGAAATGTTTGGCTTGAAAAAGTTTCAGACCGACGCCGACTTCCAAGAAGCAGATTTTAAAGTGGTTGGCACGCGCTTGGTACAAAAGAAGACCACAGGTATCTCCCTGACAGGCTCAATGACCATTTATTATGGCACCCCGGAATTCATTGCGCTTGTAGAGCAGTATGTCAAGACAGGGAAACTGCCGTACTTTACGCTGCAAGTGACCAACGATGACCCGGCAACAAGCGTTGGGGTACAGACTATCGCGTTTTATAACGTGAAGCTGCAAAAGGTGCCAATCTCAATGCTGGACGCCGACACAGACTGGCTTGCGGAGGATATTTCATTCAGCTTCACGAGCTTTGAAATCCTGCAGGCGTTCACAGCTCCGGCACAGCTCGGCAGCAACTAAGGGAGGCAAACATGAGCAATCTCAGCGCATTTTTGAATCCGGCAACTCTTGAGATTACAAAGGAGCTGACCGTATCCGACCGTTTCCTTGACGAAGATGGTAAACCGGCAAAAATAATCATAAAAGCGATCACACAGGATGAGAATGAGCGCCTCATTAAACTCAGCACCCGGACTACGAAAGACCGGGGCCAGGTGATCGAAAACCTCAACAGGAGGGAGTATCAGGCAAGGCTTATTATATCCTGCTCCGTTGAGCCGGACTTCTCACAGATGGAGCTTTGCGCCGCGTACGGCGTCGTCGATCCCCTTGAGGTGCCGGGCAAGATGTTTTTGGCCGGCGAGTATGCAAAGCTCGTTCGCGCGATAATGGATATAAACGGCTTTCGTGATGTTGAAGAACTGGACGAAGGGGCAAAAAACTCTTAGAGGGGGACGACCCGGAAGTATTTTTGGCATACTATATGTTTGTCAATCATGGATGGGCGCCCTCCCGTCTTATGGAGTGTTCCATGGCAGAACGCATGCTTATGATTAAAATGGCTTTGAAAGAAATTAAAAGCCGAAAGATCAAGTGAGAGGGGTGGCAGTATGGCAGTAATTCGTGATGAACTGGTATTAATTGATCAGTTTACCGGGGTGTTTGAAAGGTATATATCACTTGGCAATGATGCTGCCACTATCTCACACGGTATAGGCAATGCAGCAGAAGAAATGACATCTACATTCTCAAGCTCTGTCGGCGAGATAAGCAACAGTATGGAATCTGTTCATGGCGCAGTCTCGTACACGTCACAACAGATAGCCGATAAGATGGCAGACTCGTTTATAAATGCTGCGGATGAAGTGGACAGCAGTATGGCAACAGTCCAAGGCACGGTAATAAATGCGGCTCAACAGATGTCTACAGAAATGGGAGCGGCTTTCTCCGGTGCTGCTGGTGAAGTAAGCAGCAGTATGGAAGGTATACAAAGCGCTATAGCGGATTCGGCGCAGCAGATGGATGAAGCCATGGCCGCAACATTTTCTAGCGCTGCCGAAGATGTGGCCAATAGCATTGGAGCCGTCCGGGATGTAGTAGCAGCAGCAACTCAGCAAATGAACGATGCATTCACCGGCACCGATGCAGCAGTCAGCAAAATGGCTGCATCATTATCCGATACCGCCGGAGAAGCGGGCAGCAGCATGGAAACAGTCAGAAGCGCAGTTGCAGCCGCAGCGCAGCAAATAGCCGACGCGTTTATAGTGACGGATATGGCTGTCGCTGATATAAGGGCTGCCCTGTCTGGCATGGCTGGGGAAGTCAGCAGCAGCATGAGCGTTGTTCAAAATGCTGTTGAGAGCACATCGAATCAGATGGATGATGCTTTTACTGGCGCGAATGCGGCTATTGACGAAATGACGCAGAGTGTGCAGATGAACGCTGAATCACTGGATGCATGGTCGGGAAGTGTTGACAATGCAAATAAGGCATATAACCGCACCCAAACAAACATGCGCCAGCTCGGCATCACAACGGGGAGGCTGTTGCAGAACATTGAGGGCGTCCCAAAAGGCATATCACAAATCATCAGCCTTACCGGGCAGATGACAACAGCATTCGGCGGAGCTACAGCCGGGACAGCCGCCATGACTGGGGGACTCAACGCATCGCAGGGCGTAGCGACCGGCTTAATGGCAACGCTTGGGCCTCTCATGCCAATGATGGCGGTTATTGTGGGGCTTGGTAGCGCTCTTGTTTCGGTCTTTTCTGAATTTGCCTCGAAAGGCCAAAAAGAGATTGAGAAACTCACCCAAAACTTTGAAGACCTTGTCGGTCAATACCAGACATTCCAAGGTGAGCTCGTTGGCCAGTATTCACAGCTTGAGCACAATAATGAGTTGGTAGCACGGTTGAACGAACTTGGCGCAGATTCGTCTTTTGCAACTCGGCTTGAGCAGGAAAATGCAGAATTACAGCGACAGATCGACTTGCTAGATATTTGGACAACCAGTGCACAGAGCCAAGCGTCAAAGGCTGCGTATGACCTTGCCAATTCAAGCAACTATTATCTTACGTTCTCTGCAATGAGAGTTATGGGAGCGGGAGTGGTTGGCGGCCAGAAAGCTGATCTGGTTACAGCAATCGAGTCATTGATGCAAGCTGATTCCGGGGACGCATACTCGTCTATGCCCGAATGGGAATCGC